AGTTGTAGCGATTTGAACGCGACCCCAAATTAATTCAAGAGCGTCACGGACATCAGCAACGCCGGTCATATCCGGGTTGAAATATGTACCGTTGGACAAAATGTCATAATCGTTGAAAGTGCCACCTGCACCTGAGACAATGGCAAATTTTGTCCAGTTTGAGCCGGTGCCTTGACTAAGCACCCAATCACCAATGGCTAAAGCAGCAACAGGGGCGGGTGTTACGCCTGTGCCCGCTGTAACAACTGCGAGGTAAATACCGTTGTTCAGCGTGTTAGGAGCACCAAGGGCTTGTCCTACTGTTAGACCGGCTTCCGTTCCGTATTGATTTAGCGAGACAACAAGATTGGTGCTGGCGTTATATGTGCCACCGAAACGTAAGTTCAGTTGGGCAGGACTGCCGTAACCAACCAGCAGCCAATATCCATTTGGTGAAGGAGTGACTGTTCCGATCCAGATATAAGCTGCACGATCAGAAGGGTTAATCCACCACTGACCTGCAAATTCTGGTATTGGTGCCGATTCGGAAACTTGAGCAATACCATAATCGGCAAGTTGAGCAGCCGTAACACTGTTATTAGCAAGAAAAGTAGTATCAAATGTGCCACTTGTAATTTTACTGGCATCAAGAGAAGGTATATCAGTTGCAGCAAGCGTGGTGCCTACGCTGATATGACCTTGAGCATCTATAGTGACTTTTGTAAATGTGCCGGCGGTAGTAGTATTTGTATGGTTTAATACACCGGCGCCAGTAACATTAAGACCTGTACCTGGACGTATTGCTCCCGTCAGAGCGGACGTTGCTACAGGCAAGTCTGTGCTCGTAAGCGAGCGGAAAGTGGGTGAAGTAGCACTACCGGCTGCAGGACCAGCAAAAATCGTGCCGGCTGTTTGATTTTCAAGCGTGGTAGTGACTACAGCACTGAAATTATCTGGTTTAGTGACAGAAAATGCTAGTGGCGTTGTATCGCTAAACGATAATGTTTGGATACCAGAGGTCTGTTGCCATGCTGCGCCTGTCCACACATAAGCAAAACCAGTATTTGTGTTTAACCACTGTTGACCTTGAAATGCACCGCTGCCAGCAGGAGCATTACCACTAACCACTAATGAACTATCAGCGGCAAGTTTGGCGCTGGTTACTGAGGCGTTGTTTATCTTGTCTGTCGTAACTGCGGCATCGTTAATTTTTGCGGTTGTAACGGCACTGCTAGCGATTGAGGCGGCAAATGATCCAGTACCGGAGCCAGTAACATCGCCGGTCAGCGTGATTGTTTGATCGCCTGTGTTAGTGCCGGAGCTGGTGCCGGAATGAGTACCGCTGACTGTGCCGGATTGGGTAGCAAGGGTGCCGAGTCCCAGTGTGGTACGTTGGGCGGATGCATCGGCGTCATCCAAGAGTGCGCGACCTGCGGAGGTGCAGGTAATTTCCTCAAAATTGCCCGCGCCAGCAGTAGACCGTCCAAGTAATACGTCCGTTGCGCTGGCATTTTGAATTTTTGCGTAAGTAACGGCGTCGTCAGCTATTTCAACGGTCCCCACTTCGCCCGTGCCAATGGCATCAGCGGTGACGGATCCAGTGGCAAGCTGACTTGCTGTAATAGCGTCATCAGCAATTTTTGCGGTTGTGACGGCATCGTCGGCTAAAGCAGCTGTACCAAGACCAGCGGCGTCAATTTTTGCCGTGGTGACTGCGTTTGCGGCAATTTTGACCGTGGTAACCGCGCTATCGTCGATGCCGGCAGTAGGTGCTATGACCTGCTGATAGGTGCTGCCGTCATAAATCTTGAGGTGTTTGGTGGTGCTGTGGACAAAGCCGCGACCTTCAAAATTATCCGAAGCAGGCTCAACACTGTCATAGACGATGCTGGAATCGTTCGCCAGTTTGGCTGCAGTGATGGCGTCGTCAGCCAGTGCGGTGGTGCCAATCTTCGTGGCGCTGGACTGGTTGAGCTTGGCTAGATCAACGCTGGAGTTGTCAGCTAGTGTGGCGCCAGCCTCGAACAGATCTTTGGCGGTGACTTTTTTGGTCTCGCTGGCTGAAATGTCTACGATGGGCAGAACGTCAAAAACTGCGACGTTTGCCTCAGCGAGCTGAGTCAGTTCTGTAATTCGTTGGTCGGCCACGCGCCAGCTCCGGTTAGGGCGAGTCTTCTAGCAGTTTAGTCCGTCACTTCAGTAAGGAGGAAGTCAAGGTTCTGCTGCATACGGAGACGGTCGGTATCCTCCTTAAGGATGTAGCCTGACGGTTCACCGATCAGCAACCTAATTTCGCCGGTCGTCACGAAGTCTATGGCACAGTTGATCGTCTGGTCTGGGCGCACTTCGACTCCTGTGCGCGTGATCATGGCTTCAAATTCATAGTAAATATCTTGTGTATTTGGGTAGACGCTATCTTCCGTAAGCTGGAGAAAACAACTAAATTCACTACCAATATCTGTACGGTTAATTATTTGCAGCATTAGCAATGAGTTTTCAACAAGCCCGGAATTTTGTGTATTAAACAGACAATCTATGGAGCCAGAGCCGCTGATTAAACCAGCAGAATACATTTTTTTGAAGCGATCCGACATTGTGGTCGTTTCCAGTGCTTCACGATCTGTGTTAAATGTAAAGCCAGTTACATCGCCAAGCACACGTTCTACAGAGCCGTAAATACTAACATTGATGTCTATTGGTGCGCCAGCAAAGGATTCTAATGCATATTCGTAAGCGCGATCATTGTTGATTGCTTGTGAAAATTCTTCAAATAAACGGATGCCACCGATTGCATTGATATTTGCATAAGCAATAACCTCACCCAGGGTTGCTCCGCCTCCATCAGGCCATGTAGCCGCAGGCAAAAAGTCTAGACCCCTGTTATCGGAGGTGAAGATTCGCAGCTGATCTCCAGTCAGCAAATTTTCAGTTGAACCGTCAAAACCAAGACGATTTAGGATTGTATTAACGTCTGCTGGAGAAACTGAAGACGAGAAGGTCGCTGCGCTTTTGCGGCGCAATTTTACTTTACCGTAGTGACCTAAAAAATATGTCATGCGTCAACCAATTCACGGAAGGCTCCGTCAACTGTAAATTGGAGTGCTACAGAACTTAGTTCGCCAGTGCTGACTTGTAGTGAAGCATTGGTGATATAAGCATTAAATGCAATGTCGTCTTTAATATCACTGCCTGAACCGGCGGTGTCACCAACACGTAGCACCATGCCGACACGATCACTTTCGCTGACACCGGCAACGCTGGTTTTCATGATCTTGGCTAAAAACTGATCAAATTGCGTTCCGGGCTCGGTACTGGTAGTACCTTCGCGGCGGTAGTACAACAGGGTGGCGCTGCCCGTAGCACTAGACACGCCAGGTGTGTAGCTTTTGACGGCTGTGTCTACTGTCGTAGTTTCCAGCAGCTCAAGAGTTGTTTCCAGTGACCAATCGCGTAATTTCAACGCCTTTTCTGTGTTGGCAGGCGTGACTTCGCCGGTCCCCGCAGTGGTGAGAAACAATGCGCCGGTGCGACCCGTATAAAACGCCATCGGAAGTAGGGCTTCGTTCTCGTCTCAGTTTAGCGGCGGACTGTGAATAGGTTGTCAGCAAAATTGGCGATGAGGCTTTGGTCATTGGTGTCGCATGGGTAGATGGTAGCGCGGATCGTTACTTCGCCCTCCTCGTCCATGCTGACTTCGCCAACCCGGTAGACCCGCTTGCTGCGAACGGTTTGCCCCAGGACAAACAGCCAGCCTTCACGGTCGGAAAGTGTTGGGGCAGTGTTGTTAGTAATGACGGCGCTAGTCGAAACGACATCGTTGCCGCTGCGATACATCAGGATGTTATAGGTGCCGTTGGGAATCATGCCTTCAATGGGGGTATTGAGTACGCCGCCGGCAGCAACGGTTCCGGTGTAAATGCCATTCCAGGCATTTTGCCCGATATCAACATAAATAAAGGCTCCAGGCATGACCGGACTATCGGTTGGAAAAGTTTTAAATTCGATACTGCTACGAACGTGACGGCGAAGATTGCAGACCAGCTTGCCGAACATAATGGCTTGGGCTTCGGTTGTGACGTAAGCCGAAAGGTCAAAATTTTGCTGGATCGCGTCGTTTTCAATAGTGTCTGCAAGTTGTACAGATAAAGAACGGTTGACAGCAAAAATGCCGTTGGTATCTAATGAGCGGTAAACGACGGTGGCAATAATATCTTGGACATTGGCGTCATAGTCCATAAACTCTTCCTTATATGAGTCAGCCAAAATATTACCCTGATTAAATAATGCAGTGATGGATACCACACGTGTTATCTCGCCTGTGGTGGCGTTATATGGCACGGCTGGAATTAATGTTTCAAGTCCACCAATACGTGCAAATTCCAGCAAACTGAATGGTGCTGCACTAACCCAGAAACTGCGCCAGTTTGTACGATCTGCAATGACGCCGTCAAAGAATAGATTATTTCTTTGACAAAAGCGTTTGGTGATGGCAAGTTGATTAGTGTCAATTCCTTGCAGATCTGCGTAGTTGCCGATGCCGTCTTCGCTATCAATAACGGTATCCAAAAGAATGTCTGGCGCAAAACAACTTGGACCGTCTGGGCTAGATGGAAAACTCAAGTTTGTCGTGTTCAAACGACGCACCGACCTACCTTGGGTTACGAATGTTGTAAAAGCACGCATATCTTGCAAACTTTTGCCGCTGAAAACATTAAACCCGATTAATGATATATTTCGATAAAGGCGTGTCAGATCAAATGTTTGACGCTGTTGTTCGGTGACAGCGGTGATCAAAAATTCGGGACCACGCTCAAAACTGGTGTTGTATTGAGTATCGGCATCAAGGCTGAACCAGTCCCACTCATTGGTGGCTGTGGGTGATTGATTGATTGCGGGAAATGGATAAGGAGCTAATTCAGTAATTTGACTGTCACGGTGGAAGCCGGTAAAATACACCTGACTTCCTCCGCCTAAATCAATAGTGGTTGCGCTCCCGCTATTTTCCATATAGAAATAGCGTATGTTGCCATTAGACAGTCTTAAATCTGGACGTTCAGTTACCTCAGAGATAGGATCTGTAACGGGTTCAAACTTAAATTGCCAGTTATATGCAGTATTACCGCCGCTGAATTTTATGTAGACGTAGTTATCTTGATCGGCTGCACGCCTGACAACAAAGATGCCTGGTATGTAATTGTAGGCGCCACCGGCTATTCTGTAGCGCACGGTGAACATTGAGCTGCGTTGCTGTAATCCATTATCACTAGCGGCATAACCTCTGCGACGTTCGCGTCCATACTCGCGTTGACGCCCTGAAATTTTGCGAAATACTTGGCATCGGATTGCAATATCTACATGATTACAGGTAGTTAAAGTACTGTATGATGCTTCCTCCACGCGAACTAATGCTTTGAGAGGAAAAAGTTTATCGCTGCCTCTTGATCCACTATTGCGTAGATCAATAAAAGTACGTATTAAGTTTATTTCTGCGCCACTAAGATTCCTAACAAAAGCATCTACAGTTACATTATAGTATTGAGTTATAAAATAAAATCCGCCTCTACCGCCGCCCCTTTGAACTCGTGAGCTGCGGCGTTCTGTGCGCTTTACATAGATGGCTGGAGAAGCAAGAAGTTGTTCAGGACTCTGTATATTGTCGCGTTGATCTTGTGCAAGAAGTGAGTTAGTTACACGCTCACTCTCTAGAAAGCGTGGATCGCGTCTAAAATCGTCATATGTATCAGACGCCTCATCAAAATAATATGGTATTGTTGGTGCATTACCCGGTTCAATACAGGTTAGATCAACATGTACATCACCTTCGTCTGTTGACGTACCGATAATATTGGTGTG